CTTTCGGTTTTGTCTCGGCATGGTAAGGTCCCTCCTTTACGCCGGTTTCATTTCGATGGTGGTTTTCCAGTTGCCTTTCGGTGTGCCGGTGTGCTTCCCCTTGGCAACGATGAAGCGCCCGTTGAGGCTATGAGACTGGATGACAACTTGCTCAGCCGGTCCGATGTGGTAATTGAGCAGGCACTCACGGGTCACATAGTTGCCCTCTTCGCTCTTGGTGGCGCTGCTTTTCTGGCTGTCGCTGCCCACGGCTATGACGGTTTCCTCAACCTCATTCCCGGACAGCAGCAAGCCGCTCTGAGGGGTAAGGACAAGGCCATTTGCGATGCCCTTAGTCGGGTCATTGATGAAGACGCTCCCGTTGCGTATAAGGAACCGGCTCTTGCAGTCGTTCACCACAATGCGCTTGAGTTCGTCCTTTACCTTGCCGTTGCACACCAGCCCCCGGTCATAGACCTTGTTCGTGGCGAGGGAAAAATCCCCGATTTCAACCCCAAAGATATTGAGCAGATCGGAGACAATCTCTTTCGCCGTGCTGCCCTTGGCATAGGTCTTGGAGACCTTGGAGTTGAGCCATTGGTCCATAGCGGCGGTTGCTGAGATTTCGGTGATCCACTCGGTATTTTGGTGCTTGTGGCTGCAAGCGCTCACTTGGCCGACGAAGATAGCCCCCACGTCGCCCTCGTAGCCTGCGTTGAGGATGATAACGTCCCCGCGCTTGATACCCTTTCGGGTGCTCTCAGACAGGTTGTAGGCTTTGAATTTGGCCGTCTGGATGGTGTCGCTGTCCTCAAAGGGGACCTCAAACTCAAAGTACAGATTGTCCATACTGTACTTCTTGCTCCCAATCTGGAGACTGGCCTCTCTCATCCAGAAGCTCATTCCGTTCCCTCCCTGTCGAAGAGATAGAGCTTGACCTCTTCCCCCAGGTTCTCCCACGTCACGGCGTCCACATCGTCCCCCGTGAGGCACAAGGGAATGATGACCGGCAAAGGAAAGCGCTCATCCTCAATGGGGCCGAACAGTGGCCGCCCGTAGCGGATGGGGTCTCCGTAGGCAAGCACTTCGCCGGTGGCCGTCACAGACAGGTCCAGGGTAAAGAAACCGCCGGTGTCGTTGTACCGGATGGTAAAGGAATAGGTCTTGTCGCTGAGTTTCACGGAAAAGGTGTAGGGGACCTTGCTCACGTCGATGTCGATATACTCAACCTCTTGCCCAAGGTCAATAAGCTGCATGGTCCGTTACCTCCTCCCGGTGTTGCTGGGAGTAGCGCGGGACGTTGGCCCCGCGCTACTCTTCGGCTTGCTGTTGAAGCTGTTTACATAGGACATATAGGCGCTGGATGAAATCGTGGTGGAGACGGTGGTTTTCAGGCCGTCCGCCTTAGTGCTGGAGGTTTGGGAGGAAGACTTCTGCGCCGCCTTGGTGGTTGCCTTGGGCTGTGACGCGGAGGCCGCAGCGTCCATACCGGCCATAGTAGAGGCCGTTCCACTGTCCACGGAGCTGCCCAGGGTGACTTGCTTTAGGGTGGCCGTGAACGTGAAGCCCCCACGGTTCTTGGCGTCGTGGGTGCTCTGGAGCTGCTGGATGACAAGGTTGCTGATGCGGTTCCTCCCGGTGTAGGTGATGATGTCGCCGCTCTTCCACATCTTTTGCAGGGCGGCGATGGTGTCCGCGCCATTGATGGCCGTCCCGCTGATCTGGAAGCTCAACGGCTGAGTAAAAACATGGTCTTGGATATTGGAGCCGCCCTCAACCGGGTTATCGGTGATCGTGCTGCTCCGGCTCACGCTCTCGGAGGTCACTACGCCGGTAGTCAGAGGCTCGAAGCGGACCACTCCGCATTTTCTTCCCTCAAGTGTGTAGATAGTAGCACCCCCTTATGCAAAGCCAGCCTGCATAGCGCGGTCCGTGTAGTCCTGGGCCTGGGCCTCTTGGTAAAGCTCATCGAACAGGGCGCGAAGCTGCTCTTTCAGGTTGGCAACGGTGGAGCTGTCGGCATTACCCGCAATCGTGATTTGGACGCTGGGGGCAAAGCTGACGCTCCGGCTGCTTCGGTTGTTGGTCGTGTTGTTGGTGTAGGATTTCATCAGGCGGTCAGTCTGGTCCGCCGGAATGATGGCAGAGCCGCCGGGGAGGATGGCAAGCTCGCCGCCCTCTTCGTTCATCCACGTGGGACCGCCCTCAAAGTTATCCGTGCCTCCGGCGTTGTGCGGGATGCTCGCTCCTATCTGGACATTGGAGGCGTTGCTCGCTTCACGGGCCGCCGCCGTGATACGGGAAAACTGTGCGACGATGGCGTCCGTGCCTGTGGTGGCTGCGGTCTGCATGGCGCTCCAGGCCGTCTCCGCGTCGGTCTGCATGGTCCCATAGGCCGCCGTAGCGGACGCGCCCATAGCCATGAAATTTACGTCGGTTATCTCGGCGGCCTGGTTGGAGCTTTCGGTGACGGCCTCGGTGGTGGTCTCCGCTGCTCCGGTGACTTCCTTCTTGTACTGCGACGTATCGACCACAAGGGAAGTCTCCTTGCTCGCGGCGTCATCAAGGCCATTGATGGACCCGCTCAGGTCGTTTACCGCCTCTTCGCTGTCCTTGGCTCCGCCGAACAGGTTAGAGAAGAAGCCTACGACCTTGCCCACGCCGTCGGCCAGCCAGCCTACCACTTTGCCCAGGACCTCAGCGATGACGCCCAGGACATCTCCGATGACCTCAAGCACAGGGCTTACGGCCTCCAGGATGGGGGAGATCAGGCCCAGCAGTTGCGCAATGGGCGGTAGCAGCGCCTCGGCCAGCTTTTGAATGACCGGCACAAGGGGCTGAATGATGGAGGTATTTAGGGTGTTCAGGATGTCCACCAGGGGCGGCATGACGGTCTCGGCTATCATGCCTATGATGTCCGCCACAGGCGGTAGGATGGTCTGCGCCAGGTCTCCGAACACTTGCAAGAGTGGGAGGCCGGCCTCGAACACGGTCCCCAGCACGTCCGTTAGGACGGGCAACAGGGTCATGCCCAGCTCCGTGATGACCGGCATAGCCTGGGCAAGCCCGTTGCTCAGCATATCCACGAACTGCATGAGCATCGGCTCTATGGTCGGCCAGCTATCCAGGATGGTGCTGAACAGGCTTTCGATGACCGGCGTAAACCGGCTGCCAGCGTCGGCCATGAACTCGCTCCAGATGCCCTTGAGGTCTTTGGTGCTGTTCACCAGGCCGCCGGTGCTGTTGGCCGCCGATTGCTGGATTTTCTTGGTCTGCCCCAGCAGGGCATTCATGCGGACCTGGGCCAGAGTAGCATCGTCCATTTCGTCTATCTGGTCTCCCAGGCCCATTGAGAGCGCGGTATTTTTCAGGGCCACTTCATCAATGTGGATGCCGTACTCTTCGAGTGCCGCATTGTTCCCGCTGATGTAGTCCTGGACCACGCCCAGGGCCTCGGTGTCATCCATGGCAAAGGCGTTGCCGAAGTCATAGGCAAGGGACGTGGTGGCCTTGGACAGCTCTGCGGCCGCGTCCCCGGTGATGCCCATTTCCCCGTATAGGGCCTTATTGGACACCATGAAAGACTTGACCTCATCGCTGCTCCGGTGGATGGCGTCGGCGTAGTTCTCTGCCCACTCCCCGGCGTCGGTGCCTGAGAAGTTGGCCTCAAACTTCCGGCCCACATTCTCAGCGGACCCGGCTGCTTCGATGGCCGCCGCGCCCAGCTCCTTGAGCATATCAATACCGGCCTGGATTGCCTCAAAGCCGATAAAGGCGGCGAGGGCGCCCTTGATGGCCTCTTTGATTTCGCCTCCGGCCTTGTCGCCCTCATCCCCCATATCGTCCAGGTCTTTTCGCGCATCGTCGGCCTCATCGCCCACATTGTTAATCCTGTCGGCAGCGGCCTCCACCGCGCTCAAGAACTTCCCCCGGATGGTGTTTATCGGGTGCGTGAACGCGGTCCCGATGCCCTTTACTCCGGTCTTCACCTTGCCGGTGAAGTCGGAAAACTTCTTTTGGGAGTAGCCTATGGCCCCGTCAAATCCGGCCTTGATGGTCTTGGAAACGCTATTGGTCTCTTTGGCCGCAGCGCCCATAGATTTTCCTACGGCAGCACCGAAGCTGTCCGCCTCTCTGCCAATATCCCGGAAGCTGGTGCCTACATCGTCGGCGTCATCCTCCAGGTCATCCAGGGCGTCGCCTGCATCTCTGGCTCCGTCTCTGATCGCGTCAGTACCGGCGCGGACGCGAGCGCCCATATCCTGAGCGGCGTCCTCAACGTCCTGGGCGCGGTCCACGATCTGCTCCAGGCGGTCTATCGTCTCGCCCAGGCGGTTTATCGCGTCATCCAGGCCAAAGTCCATGCCAAAGGTAAGCTCCCGGTTGTCTGCCATTGGCTCCACCCCCTTTCTGCAAAAAGTAAAGCAGCGGGGTCACTCGCCCCGCTGCTTGCTCCAGTCTTCGTTGTAGAGTATGCGGGCCTGCACCGCCTCCTGGTACTCAGCCAGGTCCATGCCCTTGAAGTCGGCATAGCACAGGCCGCCGCCGGTGAAGATGAGGACCCACATATTCCGGTTTCGCTTGGCCTTTCTGATTGCGCGGTCTACGTTAAGCTCACTCTCGCAGAAAGGTTTCGATGGCCTTAATCAGCTTCTCCGGGGTCTTGATGTCATCCTTTTCATCGAAGTAGCTGATGCCGTCGGCCTTGACCTCGGCGGGAGAAATGACCACGTTCTTGAGCATGGTGTCAATGTACTTGGTGGTGTCCCGGCGTCCGCCGCCGGTCATGCCGCAATCGTCATTGACGCCGAAGTACCAGGTGGGAGAGACGGACTGGAGGGTGTATTCCTCGCCGTTGACGGTGACTTTCTTCTGCTTAGCCATAAATTTTCGGTAGCCCCTTTCAGATAGTGATTTTGGTTTGTTCGGCCAGTTGGGATAGCCTTTCATGGGTAGCCCCCCTTAGCGGGGGACTACCGACGGTGCATAGATGTTGACGGTGATCGTGCTCTGCTCCTTATTGCGGGTGAGGTCGGGCATTTTCATTACCCGGCAGTTGTCCGCGCTGAGGGTGAACGCGTCCGCGTCGTTCACGTCGGAGATCGTCACGTTGACGGCCCGACGCTTCGCCTCCAGCTCCCGAAGATAGGACAGGCTGGAAGACGTGGACATGAGGGTAATAGCGATGGTGCCGCTCTCGTTGGCGTTCTCGGAGTAGGTCACGTCGCCCTTTGCGCCTACGGCGGGGGGGATGCTGTCCTCGTTCTTGGTGACGGACACGACACCATCAGCAGCAAAGCCGGTGATGGTGCGGCCCCCGACAATGACGTTGACCTTTTTAGGGTCATAGCTCGCAACTTCGATGCCTTTAGCCATGATGAATTACGCTCCTTTCTCACGCGCTCAGGGTGGCCCGCAGTACGCCCTTGACTTTGACGGTGTGGACCGCGCCCTCAAGCTGCGCCTCCCAGGTGATGTCCGGCATTTGCCGGGCGCGGGCCTCTTCGTCGGTGGCCTGGGACCGCTTGGGGACTACAACGGTAAAGACGCCCTGCTCGCTCTCCGGGTCCAGGGCGATAATGCCCAGGTCGGTAGCGCGGTTCAGGGCGGAGAACACACCGGCAGCGACCAGGGCAAAGCCCGCGTCGGTGTAGCCAATGGTGGGGTTCTCCAGGAAGATGTCGTAGAGGTTTTCCCTCATGTTCTTGGCGATGTAGTCAGCGCCCATCTGGACGTCGATAAATTCGCCGTCGGCGCACACGCCGTTCTTCACATACTCCCGCTTGTACTCGACGGTCAGGAAGTTCACGTTGGCCTCTTCCAGAGCGTCGCGCTCGGCGTTGGTGAGGTCCGGGACGGTGAGGCCCTGGGGCCGCTTGAACTTCCACGTTACGCTCTCAGGATAGAACGGACCCACGTTGCCCACATAGGCGGCGTCGGGGTATTCCTCATCCTGGTCCCCGTAGATGACGATGGACCGGCGGTTGGTGACGGCAAGGCTCTTGTTCTGGGTGCGCCCAAAGTAGAGCTTGCGGTGGTCTTCCTCGCCCGCGCCCAGCTCCGCTTCGGTAGGCTCGGTAGCCTCGGCCCAGGCGCAGAGGGCTTTCACGGCCTCATCGCCGTCCTGGTCGGTCAGCAGGATATACCAATCATCATCGGTCTCCCGCAGGGTCTCCACGGCCTGCACCAGAGCAGATGCCTTTTCGGTCTCACCGCTCCCGGAGGGGGCAGCGATACCGGCGATTTTCACTTTGCGGATAAGGGTCTCCGCAAGGGTGGTCTTGCCCTGCTCAAACAGGGCTTCGGCCATAGCAGCGACCTTTTTCCCGGTGAACGCCTCCTTGATGACGTCCAGATCGCGGTAGACGGCCACGTCCTTAGCGCCCTCGGTGGACAGCAGCAGAATGTCCAGGTTCTCCGTTCCGCTGGGCTTGGCGTCGATATTCACGACCACAACAACGTCTTTCGGCATTAAAATCACTCCTTTACGTTTCCTTTGATTGTGGGTTTCTCAAGTTTGCTGATGGCCGCCGCGTCGGTCCGGGTGTACCGGAGCCGGACATCGAAACCGAACCGGCGGCCCATTTCGTCAAGCTCCAGGGCGTCCCGGCTGGTGGCGTTGGTGACATCAACAACGACGAAACCGGCCCCCGCTATGGCGTCTCTCCCGGTATGCAGGAAAAAGCCCTGGGCCAGCGTTGCCAGCTCCAGGGCCTCATCTGCACCCAGGACTTGCACCTGGGAGCCTTTATCGTCGTAGCAGCGGTTCACGCTGCAAGCAGTAAATGACAGGGTGGCGGTGGGCTGCTCTTCCCGGACCTCCACCAGATCGTCTTGCGTCGCACCCTCACCCAGCGAGTAGTTGCCCAGGCCGCCGTCCGGGATGTAGTCTGCGGTCACTGAGTAGACGATGAACGGGGGTTCTGCCTCCGGCTGGACCTGGGAGGCCAGCAGGACCGGGACGCCCACGGCCTTATGAAGCGCGGATATGAGGGCATTCCGCTTCGTGACGAAACTCACGCCCCACCGCCCCCTTTCGGCGCCGCGCCGGTTCTGGCCTCTACCAGATACCGCTTCATCGGGTGGATGCTGTTGTGGCCCAGCTCCTGGGTCACGGTGTAGGTGTTTCCGCTGTCAGGGTCATAGACCTGTGCTCCCACCTGGAGCGCATGGCCGTTGGTATAGATTTTCTCGCTCAGATCGGACACGGTGCCGGTGATTTCACGCCGTAGGTCCTTGTCGCTCACAGGGAGGACCGCGCCCTCAAAGGGGACGCGCACAGGCTCACCGGCTACCCACTGGCCGCCCTTGTCCTGGTCGTAGTGGCCTCCCGCCTGGACCTCGTACATGGTATGCAGCAGGCCGCCCGGTATCATGGGCTGCGCCATTTTGAACGGGACGCCCATTATTCCTCAACCTCCCACGTGATCGAATTTCGGAGCCGTCCGGTCACCATGAGAGGGCTGTCCGCATAGGACGGATAGCGCTCCCTCTGGATTTTTCCTTTCGGCTCAAAGTTGCTCGCGTCGCTCATAAACTGCTGGATAAGGCCCACGGCCTGCCCGCCTATCCACGATATGGCCCCGTCCGCCGTCTGCTGACCTTGCCAGATGCGGGCAACCTCATTCTGGACGATTTCGGCCAGCTTGTTCTTGTTGTGGTCGAAGCCCGCTCGGATGAAGCTGCGCTCCGGTATGGTGACGGAGGGCAGCAGCAGGAACAGGAACTTGAGGTTATTCGGATTATCCTTATCCCTCCGTCCCTTTTTGGCTACGACGCCGAACAGGTAGCCGTCCCTGGACCGGATAAAGAAGAGGTCCTGGAAGTCCCTGGGGCTTTTGTCGTAGCTGTCCTTGTGGATAGGTATGCAGAGGTTCCGGGTGGCCTTGGGCGTGATGGTGGCCCCGTACTCATGGACACGGGCAATCATCAGAAGCTCGCTGTCGGCGTTGCCCTGGATGCCTATTTTTATCCGGGTGCCGTTCAGCTTCTCCAGCTCGGCCTTAACCCGCCGCAGATGCGGCAGTACATTGTCACGGACTTGCATAGGCTCACCACCTCATGTAGTGGGCCAGGGTCTCCATCCAGGAGGCGCGGGGTTCCTTGTCAAAGGTCCACGACACGTCGGAGATGGAGAAAGCCGCAAGGCCCTGAGCGCCGTTCCGCAGGATGGAGAACTCCTGTTCCGCGATGCCCCACACAATCGCCACGATGTCCTCCGGCAGATCGGACGGCTCATCCTCGGTCGCGTCCTTGGGCAGCACATACCCGGCGGTGAACTTCACTTCCAGGTAGCGCCTGGGGGCCGTGTAGTCGTTTGCAAGGCCGCCGATGTAGCCACGGAATACCCATCCCTCATCGCGGTACAGTACGCCCACGTCTCCGGTCATGGTAAAGTCGTAGCTGCTGGGGTCTATGCTCACGCCGTGCTCGGTGTCCCGGACGTACTCAACCGCCCGTATGGGGTACTGAGTGAGCACAAGTTCCTGAGTGCCGGGGGCAACGTACCTGTGGGTGTAGGTGGCCTTGCCGAACTTCCGCCCGGTGATGGTCTCAATCCAGGCAGACGCCGAATTGATAAGCCGGATGATGTTGTTCTTTACGGCGGTGTCCGCCGCCTCCGGTGGGATGCCCAGGCGCTCCATCGTGTCCTCAAGAGTAGTCATGGCGTTTGCGGCCAGTTTTACAGTCGGTTCATTCGCCACGGTGTCGCCTCCATTCTCAGGGGGGGAGGCGCGGGC